CGCCCAAGGCCGATGCTGCCGACAAGGTGCACGCTGCACTGCAACCGGCCATCCGCTACACCAAGGCCCAGTGCTTAGACCTGCCGCCTGTACTGACGACCACCCGCGAGGTGCCGCTCACGCCGCAGCAGGCCAAGTACTACAACCTGCTCAAGACCCAGATGCTGGTCATGGCCGCAGGCGAGACGATAACCGCAGTCAATGCCGCCGCTGCTCTCAATAAACTTCTTCAAATATCTGCCGGGGTTGCCTACACCGACAACAAGGAGACAGTCGAGTTCGACGCCACGCCGCGCTTGAACGTCCTGATGGAGGCGCTTGATCAGACCGAACGGAAGGTCATCATCTTCGCGCTGTTCCGCTCAGCCATCGACACCATCAGCGAGTTCCTCACGAAGAACGGCGTAGCCAACGAGCAGATCCATGGCGGCGTCACAGCCACCAAGCGGGGCGACATCATCCGGCGCTTCCAGACGCAGCCCACCCCGAGGGTGCTCGTCATGCAGCCGCAGGCTACCGCGCACGGCATCACGCTGACTGCTGCGGACACGGTGATCTTTTACGGCCCGCTGATGAGCGTCGAGCAGTACACCCAGTGCGTGGCCCGCGCCGACCGCAAGGGTCAGGACTCAGACAAGGTGACGGTGATCCACATCGAGGGCTCGCCTGTCGAGAAGAAGATGTTCAAGGCCCTCACGGAGAAGGTGGACGACAACGCCATGCTCGTGAGCCTATTCAACAGCGAGATCAAGGAAAGGGGGTTGTAGACTAAAACTGGACAATGTATAATGCTTGACACAATAAACAACAGGAGAAATGTATGACTGAAGAAGCACTACCCTTAGACAAGCTGGCCCGTATCTACGTCAAGATGCGCTCGGCCATCCAAGAACTCGACAAGCAAATCGAGACGATCAAGGAGCAGCAGCAAGAGGTTAAGAACGCCATGAAAGACCAGATGATGGCGCTCGGTACCAAGTCTGCACGCACCGAGTTCGGAACGATCTCGCTCAAAGAGAAGACCCGGTTCTATACCCAGGACTGGGACAGCTTCAAGAAGTTCGTCGTCGAACACGACGCCGTTGACCTCTTGGAGAAGCGCATCGCGCAAACCAACATGCAGACGTTCTTGGAAGAGAACCCCGACCTGCACCCGCCCGGACTTAGCAGCACGTCTGAGTTCGACATCTCTGTTACCAAGCCTCGTTAAGGAGAAACACACATGAGCAACATCGCTCTCTTTTCTGGTTCCAATGTCCCCGCCTTCGCCAAGAAGGGCGAAATGTCCGACATCGCTAAGTCCCTTGCAGGTGGCGGCGGTGGTGGCGGCAAGCGTATCTCGATCAAGGGCGGCGTGTTTCGCCTGCTGGTTGGTGGCAAGGAGGTGGCCTCGATTGACGAACGCTACCTGGATGTGGTGATCGTCAACGCCGCTCCCAAGATTGGCCGCACCTTCTACGCTAAGTCCTACGACGGTGAGACGGTGAGCGCCCCTGACTGCTGGTCGGCTGATGGTGAAACGCCCAGCCCTGAGTCTGCAAACAAGCAGTCGGATCGTTGCGCCACCTGCCCCCAGAACGTCAAGGGCTCCGGCATGGGCGAGTCCCGCGCCTGCCGCTTCTCGCAGCGTCTGGCGGTTGTCCTGGCCAACAACATTGAAGGCGACGTGATGCAGCTTCAACTGCCCGCCACGTCCATCTTCGGTAAGGAAGAAGGCGACAAGCGTCCCCTGCAAGCCTACGCCCGTTACGTGGTGGCCAATCAGGCAAGCCCGGAGATGATGGTCACCCGCATGCAGTTCGACACCAAGGCCGAAGCACCCAAGCTGTTCTTCAAGCCCGTGCGTTGGCTCGACGAGGGTGAGTACGAAGTGGCGGTCAAGCAGGGTCAGACCGAAGACGCCAAGCGTGCCATCACCATGACCGTGGCCAAGACCGATACTGTCTCTACCCCCGCACCTCTGGCGCTGGAGGGTGCCAAGCCCAAGACTGCGCCCAAGAAGGCCAAGGCCGAGCCTGCCGTGGAGGCTGAGGAAGAGAACGTGGAACCGACCGTCCGCAAGGGCAAGTCGGAGGAACCCGCTGCCGCAGGCAAGTCATCTTTGGCTAAGCTGGCGGCTGATTGGGACGACGAGTAATTTTTTCGGGGGGAAAGCGGGCTTAGTAGAGTGGTTTTGCACACCTCATCTGCACGCTGGTTTCTAGTCCTTCCCGGTTTGCAGTTACTAACCTGTGAGTACCCCCGCCCAATACTATGTCCTACTCAGTAAAAACCCTTAATACCGTCAAGGCGGCGCCCAAGACGCTAGGCAATCAGCTTGGCCGATGGGCTGTCCACCTGGATTTCCCTGTGTCCCAAGTCTCCGAAATCACTGGCGCTTCCCGCCAGACGGTGTACAACTGGTTCACGGGCAAGTCCACCGTGATCAATGCCTACCGACCAACCGTTGAGCGCCTGCTTCAGATTCTGATGAAGGCCCAAGACAAAGAACAAGCATGGAGAAAAGCATGTCAGGAATTCAATATTCAAGCCTGAGCGACGACGAGTTCGAGCGTCAGGTGTACATGACGATGGTCATGGGCGCACTGCCAACTGAGGTAGTCCAAGAGTTGGTCAAGCGCCAGACAACCAACCGCGAGAAAGAACGAGCCGAGTCGCTGAACAACCCGAAGCAAATCCCCCTGCCCTTCAGCGAATAACCCGAGGAGTCCTATGGAACCGCTAGATTTCTTAGCGGCTGTCCTGCCGTCTCCCGGTCACGGGTACTATTGCGCGGCAGAACTCTCCTCCAAGAGAAAACAGCACGTCTTCATTGAAGACATCGCCGAGATACGTCCACACGTGGATCGGTGGTTGGAGGGTCAGCAGGATATTTATTTCGCGCTTGCGACGTTTGCTGACAAGGGCAGTCGCACCGCAGACAACGCTGAGTACATCAAGTCCGTGTTCATCGACATGGACGGGTACGACAGCAAAGAGGCTGCGCAAGAAGCGTTGGATAGATTCCTCGCAGACACAGGGTTGGACGCCTTTGGCAAGCCGTGGATCGTCGCATCAGGCGGCGGACTGCATTGCTACTGGACATTCGATAAGCCGCTGACGGTCGCTGAGTGGAAACCTATTGCTGAGACGTTCAAGCGTCTGTGCAAGGAACGCTCACTGGCCATCGACAACACAGTTACCGCCGACGCAGCACGCGTGCTGCGAGTCCCCGGCACCAAGAACTTCAAGAAGAAATACGGCGAGCCGCGCCCGGTGGAGGTGCTGGAGAAGGCCACCAGTAACGTCAACGCCCAAGAGTTTTTTGCCAAGCTGCGCGACCTGCTCGGAGACAAGACGCCCCCAGTCTTTTCTGAAGGGCTGGCACTCCCAGGCAAGCGCCCAGTCAACGCCACCAAGACAGGCGTGCAGATGCTGGCCAACAGCGTCGTGCGCTTCAAACAGATACTGGCTCGGACAGGCGATGGCGACGGCTGCTTGCAGCTTGAGCACTACGTCAATCATGCCGAGGATGACGGCATGGAGCCGCTGTGGCGCGGCTGGCTGAGTCAGGCCAAGTATTGTGCCGACAGTGACAAGGCTGCGATCTGGCTGAGCCAGCTTCATCCGTACGATGAAGAGCGCATGCAGGCCAAGCTGCGCGAAATCAAGGGGCCGTACCCCTGCGTCAAGTTCGACAGTGAGAACCCAGGCGTGTGCCAGAAGTGCAAGCACTTCGGCAAGATCACCAACCCACTGGCGCTGGGCCGGGAACTGGTAGCAGACAACAGCGAGAAGGAAGTCGAGATCACGCCGAACGATCCCGATGATCCTGAAGCGCCCACCATCAAGGTGGTGCGCCCGACGCCTCCCAAGGGCTATGCATATGGGGCCAACGGCGGCGTCTATGCAGACCGGATCGTAGAAGAAGCAGACGGCACCAAGCGCAAGAAGCAGGTCATGATCCTGCCGTACGACCTGTTTGTGGTGGACATCCTGAACAAGGACAACGAGCACACCGTCCATATGGTGGCCAGCCGCCCCAACGCTCCTGCCGATGTGCTGTTCCCACAGCGTGCGGTGGTCAGCAAGGACGAGTTGCTCAAAGCCCTGGCGCAGCAGAACATCATGGCCGCGTTCGGTGCGGGCAACGACAAGAACCTGTTCGAGTACATCCGCGCCTGCGTGGAAGAGGCGAGCGTCAACAAGCGCACGATCAAGATTCCGCAGCAGTACGGGTGGCAGGAAGACAACTCCTTCGTCTACTCAGGTCGCATCTTCTTCCCCGATGGCCGCACGCGCACCGTGCCGATGCCCGATCTCCAGAACCTGACACGCAACACGCGCTCGATGGGCACGCTGGAGGAGTGGCGCAGGTTCCCAGAACTGATGGTGCAGCGCGAGTTGTACGATCTTCTGGCCGTATCGACACTGGCGTTCGGTGCACCGCTGATGCGCTTCACGCAGTTCGCCTGTCTGACCATCCACGCGGGTTCGACCAGTTCGGGCACCGGCAAGACGATGGCGATGAACCTGATCAACTCGGTCTGGGGCCATCCGATCCGATACCGCACGGGCAAGTCCACCTCGGCGGTGACGATGCAGCAGCGCATCGGTAACCTGAACTCGCTGCCATTTACTTCGGACGAAATCACGCACAAGTCTCGGCAAGAGATGGAGTGGTTCCCCGGGCTGATCTTCGATCTGGCTGAAGGCCAGGGCAAGGAGAAGTCAGAAACCCACCACAACCGAGAGCGTCTGAACCTCGTCTCTTGGGCGACGCTGGCCTACCTCACATCGAACACGCACATGCACGACTTCATGTCGGGCGTGCGCAAGCACACCTCCCAAGGTGAGTTGTTCCGTATGCTGGAGTGGACGCCTGAGACGAAGCTCAACTGGACGCCGGAAGAGGAAGATGTTTTGCGTGTGCTCAACACCAACCACGGGGTGGCTGGTGAGCGGTTCATCCGGTGGCTGGTGCAGAACCAAGACCTCGCCCGCAGCGTGCTGCTCAAGACCCACGAGCGCCTCAAGCGTGAGTGGAAGCTGACCGGTGAAGAGCGTTACTGGGGCAACGGCTGCGCTTCGATGGTGGCTGGTGCAATTCTGGCGGGCTCCAAGTACGCAGGCATCTTCGACTACCCTGTCGATGCGATCATCAAGAGCCTCTACAAACTGATCGAGAAGGCACGCAAGGTAGTGCGCCTGGGTTCGCGTGACGCAGAAGATGTGCTCAACGCTTTCACCCGGGACAACTACGGCCACTTCGTGGTGGTCAAGCGCAGCAACGGCTCGTTCATGGCATCACTGGGTAGCGGTGAGCCAGTGGATCAGTCGATCACGCGCAGTACCGTCATGGGGCGCGTGGAGCACAGCATCGAAAAACCTGGGTTCGTTGACTACTTTATTGAGGAGTCGGTGCTGCGCTCACATTGCGTGTCGATGTCCTACGGCTATGAAGACTTCCGGCGTCAGCTTGGAACCATGGAAGGCTACACCGTCAAGGTGCTACGCAAAGACATGATGGCCAGGACTAAGGGTCCACAAATGCGGGTGCATGCGATATGCATCAGCCGCAAAGAAGAACTCGACAACAGTGCTGAAATCATACCCGTGGAAGATGATTGAAAAAGGGCAGGGATTCTTCGTCCCTGCCCTTGATCTTGAAGCCGCGCGTGAGGCGGGGCTTCGGGCAGCAGTGCCTTACAAGATAAAAGATGCGCAAGCCATGTATGCCCTACACCAGGGCAAGATTGGCGTGCTGTTCTATCGACGGGCGCCTACTGTTTCCGGGCCTGAGTCACGTCGTAGGCGCGAAGATACATCCGGGCAATCTGCTCCCGCTGAGCATCCAGACGCTTGAGGATGGCGTCCTTCTGCTCGGTGGTCATGTTCGCCGCAGCCTTGACCTGACGCTCCGTCTTGGCCAGCTCACCCAACTGCTTGTAGACCGCCCCGCTGGTGGAGACAAGCGCCAGTTCAGTTGAGTAGTTCTGCGCAAACGCACGGGCCTCCGCACCGCGACCATCCTCGACCATCTTCTTGAAGGTGCCCTCCACCTCCTTGACCTGCTTCATCCGGTCGTAGGCCATGTCGATGGTGCCGCGCCCCTCAACCGGTTGGAACAGACCGCCGATGAACGGCAGCTTGCTCGTCTTGGTTGTGGGCTCCGGCACCTCTTGCTTGGGCATGACGACGTTGACCAACGGGTTGGCCATCTGCGTGATGGCGATACCCAGACCGCCCGTGTAGCCACGGATCAGGTAGTCGATCTTGATGGGAGACAGCCCCACCTCGCCGGTCACAGACCCAATCATGCGGGCCAAGCCGGTAGTGGTGTCGCGGTACCGTTCGGTAGCCAAGAGGCTTTGCTCACGCGAGGACTCGATGTCGCCGCTGTAGAACGACTTGCCCAGAATGACCTCTGTGAGCGGCTTGACTGCCTGGGGCAGCGTGAAAGGCACCGTCTGCGTGAGCAGCTTCTGCATGCCATCCACCGCCTGCTTAGCCTCAGTATCGCCCTTGGCCGCGTGGTACAGCGCCTCGGGCAGCGCCTTGAACAGGTAGCCCAATTCAAACGGGATCGGCACACGCACCGGCTCATCAATACCCGGGATGTACACGAACCAGTTGGCCAGACGCTCTTCAGGC